CCAGCCGATAGATCAGGTAGCGCTCCGCTTCTTCCCGGTCACCAGTTCCAGTGCTTTCGTAAAGTCGTTCTCCGTTGATTTTCTTGTCGATATGCCAGAGACCTTTCCTTTGGGAGAGGCCTGTGATCGATTTTCGCGCCATGATTTATCTCCCTTCTGGCGCTCGCTGCGGGGCGATTGTTGCTCCGTTGCGCCTTTTTTATCAATCGCCTTTGCCTCGACGTATGCCGTGGCCCAGTCGTCCAACTCCTGCCGATCGAACCCGACGCCGCGGCCCCCTATTGGGAATTCGCTGACGTAGGGCCGGACGGTTTCGTCGAAAATTGCCCGACACATGCCCAGATAGCCGGGCGCTTCCTTTGCTCGGATGAATCGCGGGATTAGCTGTTGAGCGCCCATAGCTACCTCCCACAGCCCATTCTAGGCCGTGCTGAATTGATGGTCATTTGGTGTCCTTGCCGCGCTGGGCGGCAGAAGGTGGGTTAGCGGGTGGCTTTGGCAATTACCGCTTCGGCGTGGGCAAGGGCCGCGTGGTACTTGTCGAGCCGGGCGGCGCCGAGTTTTGCCAGGCCTACCAAGTTGGATAGGCTTTCGAGCAGCTCTTCCTGCATCGCACGTTCCTCCCGGCCGATGTCCCAGAAGCGCTGGCCCCAGTGATCTGCCGGTGGCGGGTTGGTGTTTTGTGCGCCGAAGGCCAGGGCCCCGAAAATCGAGTCGCACAGATCGCGCTTGTAGGCGTTGTCGCCGTCGATGCTGGCGCCCATCCGGCGGAGGTTGTTCAGCGTTGCGTCGAAGTCCTCACGGGTCATGTCGATCACGTTCTTGCTCAGTGCGGTGATTTCAGCTTTTGCAGCGTTGAGCCGGTTCAGGTCGGCTTGCCACCCGCTGCGCAGGTACTTTGCGTCTTCCGCATTCTGCTCGGCGAGGGTTTTCCAGTGCTCGACCGGAGCCCACGGACTGACGATCACAATGCAATTCGCCATCGGCACCAGTTCGTTCTGCTTGGCAGCCAGCGTGTCAGCTTCCTCTTTGCTGGCGGCCGCGTACAGATCGTCGGGGCCCTGGGCGTGGACGACATACAGCGCTTCAGTTTCTTCGGACATAGCGAATACCTCGCCCGCCGCTCACCGGCAGGCATGTAGGGGGATTGGGGGTTACAGCGCCATTTCGGCCTGGGTTTCTCTCTGCCAGATCGGGGAGCTGTTGTGCGACTCAATGCGGTCGGCGATTACGTTTGCGCGCTGGCCGGCGGTCGGTGGGGCATACATGCCGAACCGGCTGATGCTTCCACCGTTTACCGCGGCGTTCGTGCTGTCGGCTGACGCGAAGGGCAGATGCTGGAATATCGCGGGGTCGAGCATCCTGAGGCCGTGGAGGCGACATGCTGGTCGGCCTTGGTCGTCGCAGACAGCGTCCATCGCGGCGCCCATCCGCTTCCACCATGGCCCAGTGCCCGGTGTAGCCCATTGCCCAGAACTGCCAATGGCAACCGTTCGCCAACACCTCGCCAGCCGTTGCAGGCGCTCAGTCGATTCGTGCAGGTGCCAGACGGGTACTCCGCGAAGTTCCTCTGGCCACTGCCTAACAAGGTCGTCATTGGCCTCTTCGTCGTCGTCGATAACGTCCGGAATGAGCGCCCAAGTGAATCCAGGGTGTCGATGCCAGTCTTCTACCCATCGCGTGTAGCCCTCGACGTCCACCTGACCACCTTTTTTCCACACCGTGAACGCGCCGTTATCGAAAACAAACGATTTGCACACATCGGCGACGATCCCAAGATCGTCCTTGCGCGGGAACGGCACCAGCGCGTGCCGGCCGGCCAGGAACTTTGCCGCATCCTCTCGCTTGCCGCCGACAGGCGTGCCGTGGTAATGGATCATCCGCTAAGCCTCACTGTTTCGATCTCGACGCCTTGGTGCGTGGCGATGATGGTTTGGTCACCGCCCAGGGATTCAGCCAGGCGGTCGGCGATCTGCTCATGCCAGCCCTTTTTGATCAGTGCCGTCGCCGCCTTGATGTGCTCGACGTGAATCATGGAGTTCGACCGCAACTCCAGCCGGTAGAGGATCGTTTCGCCGTCGGAAGGGCAGACGGCTGCGAAGGTGTGTCGATAGGTATTCATGGCCTCGGCCCCTTGTAGATAAAGACGCAGGCGAACCAGAGGGTGGCGATCATGGCGTCACCTCTGAGGCAGCGCACGGGCCTGCATGCCCTTTGTCTCGACTGCATTCCCAGCCAGCGGGCGGTACGTCACACATCGGCGTCACTGAAAGGCCGAGGTCAGCAATGGCTTCGGCCAGTCCTTGGTGGTAGATTGTGAAGCGCTTGCCCTTGCGATCAATTACGCGCCATGCGTTCGCCGATGGCGCCTTCAGCTTGTCGCGCTCGGCCTTGAGCTCAACAACCATACCCAGCAACTCATCGCCGTCGGCGTTCATGTCGGCATTGAGCGCATTGCCAATCGCGCCCATGTCCATGCAGGCGGCCAGCAGCATGCGCTGGTTGCGCTCCAGATCTGCGATCAGCTCAAGCACAACGGCTGGCGGTACCGCCATGCCATAATCATTCAGCGCGACGTAATCACCGCAGTCGTTCTTGGCGGCTTCGGCCAGCCGTTTCAGTTCGGTGTAGTCGCTCATCAGCATTCGCTCCAGTTCATGGCCTGGATGTATTCGCACGGGACCACCAGTACGTCAGGCGGTACGGTGTTTTCGATCCGGGCATCACCGAAATAACCTATGGCGGCCTTGGCGCGCTCAAGCGCAAGTTCGGCATGGCGCATCTGCCAGGACTTGCGCTGCTTGTACGAGCGCAGCGCCAGGGATTTGTCGGTATAGGCGAACCTTCGGCCGTGCTCGCCGCCATCCTTCAGCACGCGCTTGCGGTACTGCTTCAGCAGGGATTCACGCTGCGAGCCACCGAAGAGGTTGTCGTGGAATTCATCCACGATGTACCAGCACTGATCGGTTTCGCCGATAACCACGTACTTTTTGCAGGTGACTTCCAGGCCTTTCGGGTCGAGCTCGTCGACGTAGCGAAAATGGTCCGGGCCGAGCTTTTTCTTTTCCATGGGCACACTCGTCCTTGCCGCTATAGCAGCTGACTTTGAAGGGGGAGGGGCTACAGGTTTTGCGGGTGGAGTACGGATGTACTCCTATCGGGATTTGGCGCTGCGCTTGCGAAACTCGTAAACCATGCTGCGCAGATCTACCAGCGACTCCTGCAGATCACCGCGGGCGGAGTCGATATTCTCAAGCAGCTCACCTTCGCCGTCGTCACCGCCTTCATCGCAGGCCAGCAGCGCCAGGCCGTATGCCTGGAACTTCGCCAGCACGTCATCGGCTGACTTGGCCATGTACTCGGCGTGCTCGATGGCATAGGCCTCTGGTGACCGATCGGCCTGCTCGGCGCTCAGCGGGTTAGGCGAATAGCGCAGGGCTGACTTGTATGCGGAGTCGAGCGCGTCATCCAAATCACCGCCCACCTTCTTGGCCTCGTTGAAGGCGATGATCATCTTCGCCCGGACATTGTAGCAGCGCTCAACTGGCATGCAGGCCACCGGCTCGCCCTGGGCCTGGGCGGCCGGCACAAGGAACGGAACCCACACATAGCCGTCACGTTCTGCACGCTCAATCGCCTTTTTGTCAGGCGGATATGCCACCGACTGGTGGCCCACGACAAAGCCGTCATGCTTGCGTGTCAGGTTCCAACCTTGTGACAGGCCGGTTGGCTTTGGATCAGCCGGTTTGTTTTCTGTAGGCATGGGGAGTCCTTGCCGGGCCATGCCCGGGCGGTGGAGTGGGGAGTTATGCGGCGCGGGCTTGGCGTTGTTCCGCGCGCCACGGGTCGTTGGCCCTGGCCAGCGCCGCCATCGGTGGCGGGCTTACGCTGTTGCCGCACATATGCACCTGCTGGGTCTTGGTGAACGGCTTGCCGTCGGCGCCGTGGCTGATGATGTAGTCGGCCGGGAAGCCCTGAGCCTTGTACAGCTCGGCCGGTTTCAGCATCCGCAGGCAGATGTCGACGATCACATAGGGCGTGCCCTTCACCATCACGGTGACCATGGCTAGGCGGTCCTTGGTGGTGATCGTCGGCGCCGGTGAGTCGCAAGCGCTGATGTTCTCCGTGCCGTAGTAGCTGATCAGGAAGGCTGCGACGCGCAGGGCGCCTGCTTCATGCTCTGGCGACAACGTGAGCGACACCAGGGAGCTCTTGCCACCACCTCCGGCGGTAATGGTCGGCGCCGGATCTTCCAGGCCCTGCCCAACACTGCCGCCGAATGCCCGCTCCATGAATGCGCTGACCAGTCCGTGGTGCTGGCCGCTGGCGCTGACGGTGTGTAGCGGGTCATTGACGTCCCGTGCATCACAATTTCCCCGCAAGTGCACTAGGTTCGCCGCCACCAGTTGCTGCTGGCTGCCGGTGTTGGTCACCGTAGTCATTGGGTCTTCGACGCTCTTGGCGTCGGTGGTGTTGAAGCCGCCATTCATCTGGGCCATGAACACCGTGGATATGCCCATGGCGTGAGCGGCACCGGCCGGGCGCTGATAGTTACCGCCGCTGGTTATGGTCGGCAGTGGTTCGAGTGGGTCGTTGATGCGGTCGCTGCCCTGGTGCGTTGCCGGTGCGATGATCGGGCTCACCACCGAGAAGGCGCCGCCCTTTGGGTAGGAAGTGATGGTGCGCAGCGGCTCGCCGGCTGACTGCACTGTCTCTCCAGACCAGTTGGCGATCGGCACAATGAACGGGGTCGCGCTGTCGATAACGAACTTCTTCATGCCCTTGGCAACGCGGCGAAGTGTGGCCGGGGCCAGGTCTTTCTTTCGGCCGAAAATGCTTTTGCCCAGGTCGGTGAAGTCTATGCAGTCAGCAGCGGTTTTCCACTTCTGCTGGCCCTTGACCGGGTTTTTCGCGTGGGTCGGCTCCGGCCACACGATCGGCTGACCGTCGCACCGGGCGATCATGAACAGTCTTTCCCGGCTGGTCGGCGCGCCGAAGTCGCACGCCCTGATCACCCTCCACTCAACGACATAGCCCATGCCTTCCAGCAGGGCTACGAAACGGCGCCAGGTCCGGCCACGCTGCTTTGGATCAGGGATCAGGAACTGCTGGCCCACCGGCACAACCTCACCAGGTGCGGCAACTTCGCCGCCGAGTTTCACCACGCGGCCGGTGGCCTTGTCGCGCTTGGCGATCAGTCGGCCCCACTGCAGGATCTGCTTCACGTTCTCCAGGCTGATCACCCGGGGCCGCTTCTTGCCTCCCCACTTGAGGCCGATCCACGACAGGTTGCGGATCTCGCGCTTGCGCGGCTGGCCGCCGGCCGCTTGGGAGTGGTGCGTGCAGTCCGGCGACATGTGGAACCAGCCTACGGCCTTACCGCCACACTCGGCGTCCGGGTCACCTTCGAACACGTCGGTGGTGAAGTGCTGGGCGCCCGGGTGGTTGACGGTGTGCATGCTGATGGCCTGCGGGCTGTGGTTCTTCGCGACGTTCACCGCGCGGCCCAGGCCAATCTCCAGGCCGGTACCTGCACCGCCACCACCGCAGAAGAAGTCGACAACGATCTCATCATCCTGAGGGTTGAAGCCGAGTCCGTATTGGGTTTTGAAATCGAAGGGGTGTTTCTTCTGTTGTGCGGACATAGGGGATCCTGTGCCGGGATGCTCCCGGTCGGTGGTGGATATTCTGGGATCAGCTAAAGTGGAGCGATATGCCAATTAAGTCGCCGAGGGAAATATGGGGTTTGAAGCAACGCAGAAGGGAAACCCGCATAAGTTGACGATCAATCAACATGTCTTTCCAAAGAAAAGTATTGATAGATTTTCAGATGAAAATGGCCTGGTTCAGCTGTGTCGGAAGGATGGTGCGAAAGTCATCCGGGTAAGCTCCACAAACAGTCTGTTTTGCGCCAAGCGCGTATGGGATCAAGGTACTGAAGCTGGCATAGGTAAAGGCATTGAGGATCGGTTCCAGGCTTTGGCTGAATCCATCTTGTCTGGCGCTTCTAAGGTTATTGGATGTTTTGAGAAAATCGTTGTTGAAGACTTCTTTTCGCTATGGAGAACCAGGCGAAAACTCAGAGCAGAAGGGCTTGATGATGTTGAAATACAGGGGCGTCATGGTGATTTTCTAACTAAGGATGAGCAGGAGATCCTTGAGGAAAAACACGTGATGTTTTTTAGAGATGGAGTTATGCCTGGGCGCTTCGCAGCGCGCATACATGTATTCGGCTACATGAACACTTTCCGCCACGATAACCGGGATATGCAGTGGGGAATTGTTCGTGCAGGAGAAGGAGAGTTCATCGTTCCTGATTGTTTCCAAGACATGATGATTGTTCCCGTTTCCCCCAATTTGATGATTATTGCTGACCAACCGAACTCAACTCTAACTCGCAACGAAGTCGCTGTTATCAATCAGGCCGCTATTGCACGCTCGACCGATTACTACTTTGCGAGAAGCCTACCTTCTTGCCCTGTGCTACTGGATAGCCCGCCAAGGCTACAACGGTTGTTTTCGAAATAGTGCTAATGGTTTCTGTAGGTCTAAAGTGCTTCTGGGCTTTCCTCGGGATAAAAAGAGAGGCGCCCCTGGCGCCCTCAGTCCAATGGTTTATGTTATTTCGGATCGAACGCGCCCAGCGACAATACTGCAGCCTCGCCAATATTGCGTTGAAGTACTGCCTTGAACTCCTGGGCGATGTCTTCGCGTTGGACCTCTTCGCCAACCCAACGCAGTTTCAGTACCGGCTGGGAGCCGCTGGTGATGACCGAGAGGCGCAGGGTGATCTGTTGTTCGGTCAGGCCTTCGAACGGGACCGTCCGAAATTGCAGGGAAACCGGTAGGGTCTCCTTGCTGCGCGCTTCGATCTGATCCATTGCGCTGCGGCTGGCGCTGGTCTCGCCCACCGTAGTTTCCGATTCGCTGGACGCCTTGATGGTGATCGTGCGGACGGCAGCAATGGCTTTGGCCACAGGGATGGGGTTACCGGCTTCGTCGACCGGGGTGAGGTACTGATGCCAGTCTTCGATCCAATCGCTCAAATCCTTCTGGCTGATACCGCGACCGCCAATGTTCTGGGCGGCGGTGTAACCGGCGGTTGCCTTTAGGCGAAGGATTGCACGGTCGTCGGCGTGGCCAGGTGCTGCGGCAGTGCCGAGGTTGAACAGCAGGCCGCAGCTCATTTCGTCCTGATTGATGAAGCCGCGGGCGCCAGGCGCTGCGCGTTCAACGACGTAAGCGCCGAAATCAGCCAGTGAGTGGGTGCTGTATGTGCCACGGAAGCGGCTGCGGCCAGCCTGGAAGCGCTCAAGATCGATGACCTTTGCGCTTTCCGGCAACACCACGGTAGGGACCAGCGTTTCCAGCTTTTTGCCGGTGGCTTCCAGCGCGGTATCGGTGATGAGCTGAATTGCATCTTTGGTAAGTGACATCGGTTATTTCCTTGGGTTGCGGAAGGGAGGGCGAGGCGGGGTTGATCAGGTACGGGGCTTGATTGGCGCTTCTTCGCGGGTGAAGAGCTGATCGTGCTTTTCAGCGAAGAGGGTGATCTTCCCGCCGGAGCCAACGTGCATTGGCGTGTCCAGGCTGGTGTTCTCGCTGCGGGTACCGCGCTTGGTCGGCACCTTGTAGTCGAGCTTGTGCTTGATCTTCACCTGGCTGGATTCGCCGATCTGACTGAGGTCCAGGGTAATGACCAGCTTGCCGGCCTTGCCGTGGTCAACAACACCGGCGGCTACTTCGGAAAGGGCGTGACCGATCTGGCTGGCGAATGCGCCGCCGTTCAGCTCCTCAAGGAACTCGGCGGTATTGGTTGCGGTGGACATGGCTGTTTCTCCGGGATGGCCTGCAGGCCGCTGGGTGGGAGGTTGAATTGCGATTGGCGAAGGCGCTGGCGCACCTGGTTGCTGATGCGCCTCATGGGGTGTCGGCGAACTTGACGTCGTTCTCTCGGGCGATCAGCGGGACACGCTTGGACGCTGCTTCGAACTGCATTGCGAGGTCGTGAGCGGCCTTATAGGCCTGGCGGAAGGCGCGAGTCTTGCCAGTGGTGAGGTCGACGATCTGGAACATGCCGACGCTTTCGCCTGTTACCTGATAGCGCACCGGTTTTTTCGGCATCGGTCGATCAGTGCGACTGAAGAACGCGGCTCGCGCGGCGTTGGTTTGTTGCAGCAGCACACCGAGTTCGTCGATGCGTTCTTGAAATGATGGATGCATGGCTGATCCCTCGGTGTGGTTTGCGTTCATTCGTCAGCAGCCTGACCGCCTGGTCTGTGCCGGTGGGCCCAGGGGAGGGTGCTGACGGATAAAGGCGAGGCGTAAAAAAGCCCGATCGGGACCGGGCTTTCGTTGCGGTACATAGACCTCCCTATGTAACGCAGGGGGTGGCGGTCGAGCGCCTGGGTTTGTTGTTTACATGGCTGCCAATCCTCCGTTCTGTGTGGGTTCAAATGCAGGTGGCCGGCGCGCGCCGGGTGTTCGTCCGCATCCCGCTGCCCACTCATTGAATGGGCAGAAGTGATGCCTATTGAACGGCTCGCAGCTCGCTACGCAGCACCCAGTTGTCGGAGACTTTCGCCATACAGCCAACGAACGGGGCGTATTTCGTTTCTCTGTCAGTCTGGTAGCCGTAGTAGGAGCAGATGCCGCGATTGATGACGCTGTTGGCAATGACTGCCAGGGCTATGGCTGCGGCAGAGATAATCAGCGCCTGCCTTGAGCGCTGCCTCACGCATCAACACCGAAGTCTTTGAGGCGCAGGCCAAGCTCATTGCCGATCTCGCCGAGAACCTTCAGCTCTTCAGGGCTGATTTTGCCGTCGCCTTCGGCAACGGTGAGCATGTTCACGAACACCTCTTCCGCGTCGGCTGGGTTGTTCTTGATGTCGCGAATCTCGCGCAGGATATTCATGCGGCCGAGGCGGAAACCAGCCTGTAACTGTTCAGTGAACAGGTTGACCGTGCTTGTGATCTCGGAACCGAAGTGCTCCAGCGCCTTGTTGGCCCGGATCTGGATATCAATTTGGGCCGCTTCGTTCTTGCTGATCTCGCCGTCCGACGCCGCCACCAGCAGGCAGCCTCCGACGATGGCCTGCATCAGGTCGCGATTTTCCAGTTTCTTAACTGCGCGCTTGGCGCCGAACAGCTTCTTACCGATACCGAACATAGTTGACTCCTCTGGGTTGGGTTACATCCCGCTGCACCCTGTCGCCAAGGTGCAGAAGTGATGCTTTCCCTCCTACTGCCGCCGGAAGTGGCGGGG